TGCTCTGGAGAAGAACCCATAGCACCTGCCAGTGCTCTCGCTCCTGCAGTTCCTGCTTTAAACATTTCAGAAGCACCACCTGTCAAAGCACCCGCAGCAGCCCGACCTGCGAGTTTTGTAGCAACTCCTCCAACCTTACCGATGGTTTGAAGAACCTTAGCTCTTTGATCCGCTCTTTTTTTCCTTATCCTTTCAGTCTTTTCCTCAGCAGTTGCTAAATCTTGCTTGTACGCTCTTTCTTCTCCTTCCACAGCAGCTTGTACCCTACTTGGGTCAAAGGCTTCTTTTAATTCAGCTTCTGTTGTTTTTTGAGATTGAATCTGTACAGGTGCTTGAATACCTTTAGCAGACATAGGATTAGCTCTGCCTTCTTGTTTTCTTTTTGCAGTAAAAAGACCCATAGCGGCTTTTTGTTGTCGGGCAATCGCATTTCCGAGCTTTGACTGGAGTGGACCGCCTTGTTTTCGTAGGGTTTGAGCTTGCGCTATAGTAGCGTCATCTGCAGCTCTTTCAGTCTTAGCAGCGTTTAACATACCTAACCTACCTTTTCTTTTTCGCGGTGGATGCCGAGTTCATCTTTAAACTTGCCAGTGGCGGGCTGGTCTCCCCCATAATCTACACCAAGTCGCTGTTCAAATGCAGCTAAATCTTCTCCGATAATACCTTGTTCGGCTTTGAGCTTGTTTGCGATGATTTGATTAACACGTCGGTTAATCTCACCTCGCATATCGGATTGAGACATGCTCATTACTCACCTTCTGCGGCTGCTGCCGCTATAAGGTCTTCCATTTCGGACTCTTGATATACATCCTCTTGAGCTTCAAGGGGTACATCTTTAAAGTACGCTGGAGTTTCAGTTTCAAAACCAGGAAGTGGTATCGGTAGGTACTGACCTTTTGAGAATTTACCGGGAAGCGCTTCGGAAGTTTCGTAATCGCCTGTTCTTACCCTGCGCTCTAAAATTCTTTTGTAAGACTCTAACCTACTACGTAGTTTTGCTTCTGGTGTATCGGCAGCACTTCTGTATGCCGTTGTCTTAGATCTTTCTGGGTAGCCTCTATCTTTATTATTCTTTCTAAAAAACTCGAAAGCCTCTAGAGCTTGCAAATCTAAATTACGTTTTACACTCAAAGGTAGTGTCTTATAGTATTGGTATGGAGACCTAGCAGTGAGAGATTGTATATTTGCCTCTGGCGTAGTAGGGTCACTGCCCACAGTTCTAAAATAACTAGACAGATTAGCAGCAAATTTAGAAGCATTATCTACGCTTTCGTACATATCATCAACACGCTGTGTCATAGGTTGAACCACATTTTTCATAGCTTCAGACTTAACTGAGGGTCGAAGCCTAGCCCATTGTTGTCGTTCTTCTACAGAACTGTCAGGACCCGGAAGGACTTTAGAAATAGCAGGTTCTCTAGACACAACCTCTTGAGTAACCCGGCGGTCTGTTTCTTCTATGGTTTCTTCGGGGGATTCCTCCGGTTCGAACTCTAGGTCTCCCGATGATTCTGACTCCCCTACGTCTACAAGTAAATTTCTTCTTCGAGCATCTGCCGTTTCTCGCATGCGTGCCAGCTTGGATTCGGAGGCTTCTTTGTCAGGGCCGTAAGAAGACTCAATGTATTTACGAGCAGCTTCTTGGATAGGTGTTCCATCCGGGGTTTTTGTAATGCGGTCGCCTTTTAACTTGCCTGTACCAATAGCTTTTTTGACCATGCTTTTTTGGCGTTCTTTCCTTTCCTTTTCTGCAGCTTCAGCTTCCAACCTTTTACGACGAACTTCATTCTCCATTTCATCGCCGTAATCTACGGTGTTAAAATCCTTAGTTGCATCCTCGGCATCCGTAGCTTGTTTTGCTCTAACAGCTTTAATCGCCGCATCTTGGAGTTCTGTTTCAGACAGGTTTGGATTTTCTTTTTCGAGCTTTGCATACTGCTTGTCATACTCGGCAGCATCCTCTCCCAAGGCTGCTTCTCGTACTCCGGTTTCGGGGTCTGCCTCTCCGCGGATTTCGTCCAACTCCATTTCTCTACGGATAGAGCCCCCGCCGTACTCCTCCTCTTGGAACTTCACATCGGCATCGTAGTCTTCTTCAAAGCCCTTCTTAGGTTGTAGAGCTTCGCGGTATCGAGCACCTTCCGCAGCGATAGCTCTTTTAGCACCCTCGAAACTTCCGTATTTTTTCTCTAGGTCTGCACGTTCTTCTGCAGTAGTTGCTTTAGGCTCTGAAAATGCCTTCTGGTTAGAGGGCTTTTGCATAGCCTCTTGCACAATGTCTGTGGAAGATTTTAGACCTTCTAGTTCGATGTCAGGTCTCGCTTTTAGTTTACCTGCTGGCTTTCGAGCGTCTAACTTATCTTGAGCATTAGCCAGTTCAAGTTCTTCACGAACGGATTCTGCGTCTGCTGCAGTAGCCTTACGTTTTCCTTCCTCTCGACTTTTAATTTCAGCTTTTTTCAAGTCTACCAAAATGTCTTCGTTGCTCTCTTTTGGCATACGAGAAAGGATACCTTTTCTCTTTTTTGCAGCTAGTCTTTCCATCTTCTAAGCCCTCAATGCGACATAGCCAAAACGCTTTGTCGTCGTCCGAACGTGATAAACTTGATGTGCGATACCGATACCCGCATTATGCCATCCTTCAGCGAGCTGCACAATACAGTGACCAGACCATTTTCTTCTTTGTAAGCGGGATTCAGCAGCCGAAAAACTTATGCCATAATTTGTAGTTACTTGCGTTTGCGTACAACGCATTTGTCTTCGTTCATTAGATACAGGCTGACCATCTACAAATAGTTTTAAAGACATCGAGTCATTTTGAGCTTCCGAGTCTTCTGTGGGAGCTCCACCTGCTCCATGTTTAACATTCCGAGCTTCCGTTTCTACGTGCCAGAAAAGCAGAACATTAAAAGTTCTAGGCAAATAGAATTGTTTTGCAGCTCCTGGAATAATCAAATGGTCAGAATCTCTAAGCAAATAATCTGCTGTAGAAGCTCCCGATATATTATCTAAGTCTGCAGCTACTGCGATAGGGGCAGCTCCGTAGGGCGGTAGGTCTACTCCATTGAATACATTGTGAAAGTAGTCGTTACGACCTGTCGCACCCACTTGTTCAGCTAAAGTAAAAGCCCCAGACTGCACCATTGAACTAGAAACATCTACACCAGATGCGTTAGCACTGTCTAAACGCCCATTTAAAACTTCAAAATTAGCAGGTGTAGCTAAAGGTCTGTAGAGTACACCGTCTACGGCTTCAGAAGAAGCAGCGGTTCCGTCTACTAAAGGTGCGGGTGAAGGTATTAAAGGCATTACAGACTACCTCCGTAAATGGGAATAGCACTAATCCTCCATTCCCTAAGATGTATACTTGCAGTGCCTAAAAAGCGCGTTCGGCAGACTGCCGCCCCTACACTAAAAAGTGCTGTTTCTGCAGCAGCTCCCCCAAAAGGTGCATCTAAATCAGCTTTTGTTATTAGAGCACTGGTTGACATATCACAAAATATACCATTTGCCCTAGAGTTAAAAGCTGCTGAAGAAGGCACCCAGTGATAGGTAGCACTATTACCTTGCCAAAAAATAGATAGTCCGAGGCCCCCCCAATATAAATTCGCGTTACTAGGAAGTATAACTGCTACACTTACTTTTACTAAAAGTCCTGTACACATTTGACTGCTAGTAGCAGCTCCTGTAGTGGGCATAATTGTAAGCCCAGGTACTGGAAAAACTAATTGGGCTCTTGTATCTAAAGTACCTCCTGCAACTGCTATACCTGCCCAGCCAGTTCCGACTTGACCTTCTCCCCACCCTAAAAAAGTTCCTCTAGAGTTCGGTACAGTGGCGGGCGTTGTTGTGTAATCGTTCGTGTAGGCCCCCGAAACTACTGTAGGAAAAGGATTATCGTGTGTCATATTTACAGCCGCGCCTGTAGCGTCTGTAGACAAGTTGCTTAAAGTAATTGGAGATAGGTGTTCTGACCTTAAAGCTCCATTTGATATAGCGTCCGAAGGAAGCGCGTTTATGCTTCCACGGGTGTCTTGCAGCTTGGAGTTTAGAGAAGCTGCAGTAAGAGCTTCTCCTTCATCTAGGGGATCAAAATTAGGAAAAGGCATTAGCTAGAAATCTCCCATAGAATAAGTGCTCGACTACCCACCATTGGTACATATTTCTTAGATTCAATAGCTTGAGGTCGGACTCTTGCCACTAACTCTACAGTAGTATCTCCAGGAACAACAGGAGCTACGAAATCTATATTTACACAAAAGGTTCCAGTGTTACCAGTGTCCCTATCATAAGAGTAATCTAAAACATCTAAGTTACCATCTATGGATTCTGGTATTAAAGCCCCGTTTAATCGTATAGCAAAAAGTATGGGATTTAAACGGAGAGTGCCGCCCCCTAAAGTTAATTGAGAGCCCCAAAGTCTAGCTGTGATAAAAAGTAGGCCCCCTCTAGACACAAAGTCATATCTAAAAGGAGTTCCCGTATTTTGGTCCTGTATAGTTTGCCACGCGGTGTTTCTAGCTAGTATAGCAGTATTGTTATCCACAAACATGCTCTCTGCGCCAGTACCATCGTAGTAACCTTTTACATCCACCTCTAGCTTTGCATGTCGATAGGCTATGTCCTTTTCGTAATCAGTAGCCGTAGTGAACGCATTTCTAGCGAAGTTTTGCTCACCTAGTTGTCCCGTTATTTCTTCAACAGAGCTACGCATAGCCTCATTGGTATCTTCAGTGTTCATTACACCAGAAGAACTGAAATACTTATCTGGAAACTTCCAACTCATGGGGCCACCTGTACACCACCGCCATGAACGTCGCGGTCTTCAAAGAGCATACCAACAAATTCCCAATCACCGGAATACTTAAATTTAAGTTTAAAGACCTCGCACGAAGGCATGTGAAAATCTACCTTGACCCAAAAAGGTCTACGGCGCACCCAAGTAGCACCTGTGGAGCCGGTTATTGCTTCATCCCAAAAAGAAGGTGGGTCCTCTTGAGCATACAACTTAGGAGGATGTGTGGCTCCTGCAGTTGTTTCTATAATCGGAGATTCTCTCCAATCTCTGAACGCTTCAACAGTTAAGTCGCCTTTCTCTGTAGCTCGCATCCAAATATAGACTGTAAGAAGCGTAGACCGTCGCATTGACTGTATGGACTTGAGCCATGCTGTTTGCACAACAGATTCTCTAGCCGATGCTCTTGTGTAAGACAAGGCTTCTCTATCGAGGAGCCACAGGGAGTGGTCTGTTCCTCCCGACTTGGCGACTTCTCCTGTTGCGAGCATATAATTTCGATGGTCCTTTGTGACACAAACACTGGTTGCTTTGACATCGTTTCTCTGCCTCCAACCTTCTCCATCATATATCAAACAAAGGTTGTTAGTTGTGCTCCCATCTACAGGAACCCAGCATCTGTACTCGTCCATTTTTTTGTCTACTGCAGATACAGCTTGCTTTCTACGAGCTATATTTATTCTGTCCACCGTAGGTTGTACAACAATGCTGATAGGGTCTAGCGTAGTTCCAGAATACGCATAAAAGCCTTTTTCCCCTAACCAAACAGTTTGGCCGTTTCTCATAGTTTGTAAAGAGCTGGGGGCAACGCATCCAATGGTTGTGCTAAGAGTCGAAGCTCTAAAGCCATCGCCATCACTATTTGAAACGAATAAGAAAGTGCTAGAAGACGTAAAGACTAAAAGCCCTTGGTCTGTAGGCCATAGGCCCGTTACTTCATCTCCCGTAGGGTCTGGGAAGATTAAATCGTCTTCTTTAAAAGTTCCCCACTTACCAACTACGCTATACCGAACAGCTCCAGGTTGGTTTTTAAAATTAGCAATCCACAGTCTGCTAAAAGCTAGTTTACAGAGTTTAAACTCTGGAACAGGTATATACTTTTCTGCTTCGATAAGTAGGGAAGAATCCGGTATGTCATCTGGAAAAGAGTCAGTTAAGTTGTCGGGTATTGTAGAAAACTCTAAAAATCCTCCTCCAAAATTAGAAGGGATTTCGTAATACTTGTCATCACCAGAGTTTGACAGGTCTTTAGTTCTGTAAAGATTCCTACCAACGCAGTGCGCGGGGCCTTTATCGATACCTGACCAAAGGAATTGATACTTCAAAGCATCTATTGTTTGATCTGTAAGATACTTGTCTTTGGCTTGGTCGTCTGCATTTTCCATTTTTTCTAGAGTTACGCGACCAGAAGGAGGAGAAAGTGCAGAAAGGTTACCCCATCTATCTACAAATTGGACAGAGCACCTCCAACTCCCTTGCCTTAAAACACCCCCAAAGGTATTTTTATTGTTATTGCCCGGAGATATAACATCTGAAAATTCTGTAGTGCCTATCCGACAGTTACCAAAACTAGCAGCTAGTGTGACTACAGGCACACCAGGAGTGACAGGAGTTATTGTTGGCAACCCCCCTAAAGCATTTGCACCTCTATGCGCGTACCCGACATTATTTGGAGGGCTTTTACTCCCACCTACAACGATGTCCGTTTGTGGGCCTTCCCCGCTAGGAGAGCCAGGTCGTTCTGGAAATCCCAAAGGTGCTATGACATCCCCATCATAGAAATAGGCAATACCCCCTTGAGGCACGATGACTACACCATCCGGTGTGGACTCAAACTGCGTAGGAAACTGGGGTCTCAAAGAAAGAGATACGTCTGCATTTACTTTTGCAGCCACCCCGTTGGGAGCTAAAAGAGTGATACCAAAAGGGGCCCCGGCGTTTACATCCCAGCCTTTGTGCTCTTGTATCACAGAAAACAAAGTGGGAGAGCCTGTGTACACCACATGCCAAAGCAGTATGTCTCGCTCACCGCTCTGGAGAAGGCAGTGATACACCCCTGCGCTGCGAGCGAAATCTAGGCCAGGGTCGGGGTCAGCAGTAGCCGCTACAGGGTATGTGGGCTGATAAGGTACAGGTCCTTGAACAGAGCGCAGAGAACCCGTCTCAGTCAAGTACATATTCTCAATCTTAGAAGCGACTTCGTTAGGAGCGATTAACCTACCGGATTCGACTCTAAGTTGAAAAGGACCGACTGAATTACGAGTTCTCTCATCTGCCATGACCTACTCTTTCGATTTGGTGGTTCTCTTTCGAGTAGCTTTCTTAGGAGCTTCAACTTGGGGCTTAGAAACAAGTTTCCAATTTAAGAGGGCATCTGAACCTTCTTCATACCATGCTTCCGCTTCGCCAAAGGTACGGAAAAGACCGCGAACTGTACACCCACTTCTTTGTCGCGTAGCTAAACAAATAGCGTGCTCCAGCTCTCCGCTTTTTCCAGTAAAGGTGTAAATTGCTCCTGCGAGTACAGGGGCAATCTCAACTTCTTCTTCTACTTTTACAGTTTTAGTTACTTTTTTTGTGGCCATAATTTTATCCTTTTACTAATGGGAACTGACGACGGTATATCAGATTTCGACGTACTGATGCAACTCGCTTATTACGTGGCCTACTAGAAGGTCGTGCATCTCCATATCGTTTCGTCAGATTGTATAGGGCTCTCTCGTAGTCTGCTTGTGCAGACCTCTTAGCTGCCTCGTTACCCATCGCTTCATAAACATACTGCAACGTCTTGTTAATAAGCGTGGGGATGGCGTCACTGTGTATACGTGGCACATCTTTATCATCCACTAACTTTCTAGGTGTACGGACACATCGCAGGTCCACTTCATACGTTTTATCTGGAATCGGAATGAACCGAAGCGTTTGATACCCATGTATATCGCGGAACGGTCTATTATAGTCCGGTGTAACCGCGCCAGTGTCCGTGTAGGTAATGACATGCCCATCTACCTCGTCCAAGAAAAAGAAGTTGTCTGGAGTCTCGACCCTAATTCCTGCACCGACTTGATCTCCATCATCCGTTAAACGACGACGATAAATTCTTTTTTTAATACCAGCTCTTTGGTATCTCTGACGTGCATTATCATCAAACCCTAGCATAAAATCTATATTCGGTAATGTAATCTCTATACCATGATGCGTAGTAATTGGAGGTTGACCTGCTGTAGTATGCTCCAGCACTTGAGTAGATAGGGTTGTATTAGAAGGACCGCTTTCCCAATAGGCTTCTACTCTTGAACCTGTTGTATTTGCAGTTGTAATCGGCTGGGATTGATCTTGCGTTCTAGGGCCAGAAGTTGCATAAAAGATTTCTCGCTGCCCCCAAATGTACGTGAACAAATACTCAAACTTACCTCTTGGCTCCGGTCCTGTCCAAAACGGTAAAGAAACTGCGCTAGTTGCCACGGGGTCAAATGTAGGGGCTTGGAGTACCTGATACTCTCTACGGAAACACCAGCGGGGTACTCCTTGGGACTGAAGCCTATCTGCCATATTGAGAGAAGCGTACTCAGCTCTATCTTGACCTATGACCGTTAAAGGATAGTCCAACTGATTTCTTTTCAGTGTCATAGACCGAATCTCAATCATGTCATCGGGTAAGGCCACTTCAGAAGTTTGAATACGATAATTTAATCCTGTAGGTAAAACTGCAGTAGGCCACGGCTTTTCAAGGCTCATATAAGACCTGCCGTAAGCTGGAGGGAAACTGGGGGTAGTCCAGACCTCTCGAATACGAAAGTCGTACCAGCGACCATCTGCATCCTCTATGCTGACAGTTCTACCAGACCAGTTTCTCCCTTCTTGCCAGTTCAGCTTTGTGGTAGAGCTGGAATCCAAATCCTGCTGCAACACCCAAGCATCCGTAGGAAACACAGAAACCGTATCGCCTGTTGCGGTAGGTTTTGCATCAGGATCTACACTAAAGGGTATGATGTCTTCAAAAAATAAAAACGGGGCTTCTTCTGCAATCTGCATATAAGCTACGTTAATCCAACCGTTTGTGCGTTCGATGGCAACGGTAGACTGTGAGGGTGCCCAATCCGCTCTTGCAAATACAGCTTCACGAATACCTTTTAAATTAAAAATGGCACACCCCCATAAGAAAAGAGGGGAGTCCTCCTATCTTGAAGAACTCCCCTAAAAGTTTTTACCTAGACGGACAGTCTAGAATAACTGGAGCCAGCAGGCCCCCAGCCGCAGTTGTCGCGATGCCGACACCAAGAATTCTTGCTGTTGCACCTGCAGCTTCTGCAGTTCCCACAGCATTTGAACCTGGGATCAAACCGCCTGTTCCACCTACTGCATTACCAGAGTCAGTTAAAACTACTCCTTGACCAGATTTCAAAACCCATCCGAAACTGCCAGAAGCAATCGCGTGTTGAGCTACACCCACAACCAAATCCGCGGGCATACCTGCGAGGGTTTTTTGCACAATTAAATCGGCGTCTAGGGCACCCGCCGTAATTTTACGACAAACAACATTACCTGCTACTAGGGCTTCCGAGGCTTGAACGTAAATCCAAACTTGCTCGCCTTCCCCATTTGTTCCTGCAGGTTTTAGAAGAGTTTGCCCAAGAGGTGCTTGAGCGCCTTCAGCGGTTGTCGAAACTAGGTCAATCGAAATACCAATTCCAGTATCTATAGCCATGATAAATCTCCTTTAAGGTAGGTTTCCGCCGGTTACGGCGAAGTTACAACGAAGGTTATCACAGTACATGCCCATGCTAAGCACGAACTCGTAACGCCACATATCCTGCGTCGGGTGACGGATAGGGCCACGTTGTGCGAAGTCACCCTTGGTTTCCATCATAGAATCATGCCCCATAGTGTACAAGTGCCATGTGCTGGAGTGGATTCCGTAGATGAGGCCGTTCGCTGCAGGTGAAGCAACGGCACCTGGGTCCCGTGTGCTAATTGCTGCGGAAGTGACATCGATGTACTGGTCAGAGTAGAACGTAGCACCTAAGAACTTAGCACCTTGACGGAGCTTGCTAGGAGCGCGGTCACCTGCTTCAGTAGATGGCGTGATGATTTGAACTTGGTCATCAAGGTCTTCTAGGTAATTGTCGAAGGAGCCCCGGTCACCAAAGAGCAAGTCAACATCGCCTTCTGCGTTAGCCATTTCTTGGCTCGCATCATAGTAAGCTGCTCGCATTTGCTTACGACCTTCTGCAGCGAAGGAAGCGATGTCGCGGTACTGGTTGTGCCAGCCTGTGATGGAGTTCTTAGCAACACCGAATACGGTGTCTGTTTGAGCTGCTGCATTTGCGTACTCAAAAGCTCCTCGTCGCGCACCAAGTCCTTTGGGATCGTAGGTTACGTTGCCGTTGAATGTTGGGAAAGAGCCTGCTCCAGCACCGTTACCAGCAACAAGCTGCTGTGCGATGCGCTCATGGAAGTCCATGATAGCTCGTTCGGGGTAACGCTTGATGAGTTGAACTAGGTCCATCTCTCCATTTGCTTCCCGAAGGTCTTGACCCGGTACGTCGTATGCGTAAATCATGGTCGCGGCATAGGTATTAGCGCGAACAGAATTCATAGTACGACCACCTGCGATAACTTCGTTACCAGTCAAGATGGGGGTGATTTGTCCAGGTCCACTTGGGACAAGAGCGAACTCTCTAAAAGGACCTTTTGCAGTGACCTTTTGTCCCTTCTTTACGATTGCATCGAAAGCAGGGTGCCACTTGGTGAAAGTCTCCGAGTAGCCAGGAATAAGTTCCTGCAGCGCGGTGACTAATACGTCAGGTGAAAATGCCATTATTTACCTCTTTCTATTAGAAGCGATTGCTATTTTTGCAGCGCGGGAGAGTTGATCTCTCCTGCTTAAATCCTGCATCCTCACCACCGGTTTTTGAGGCCGATGGGCTGGTGTCGCACCAGTCACCGCTTGCTGTGATTTAGAAAGCGATGGCTGCACAGGAGTCTGCGCCGATGGAACATTTTTAGCACCAAACTTTAAAGAAATCAATTCCAATGCTCGCTTATCTGGAACATTTTCTTTCTTTAACTCTAGTGCAAACTCTGCAGCGTCAGTCCCTAGTTTCGCTAATTTGACCGCGTAGTAGGGGTCAAACTCTTGCTCTACCAAGGTTGTAACTGCACTTTTAAGTTCTGGGTTTTGCTCCAGCTCCTCGCCATGTGTGTCGTAAAACTTAGTAACAAACTCCTCGACCTGCTGGTTCTCGTACTCCTCTAAAGATTCCTTAAAACCATTCAGCTCGTTTTCCAAAGTGGTGTATTTAGTCTCCCACTCGGTGTTCTTTGTTTGCAACTCGTTAAGACGAGGGTCCTCTTGACCATAAGAAAGAGCTTCGTACAAACGCTGATAACGCGCAGCATCTTCCTCGTGCTCTTTAATCTTAGGACTCCAGTAGCCGTTAATCTTCTCTGCCCAACCTCGAATGTCTTCTGGGAAGGCTTCGTGCTTGCCATCCCAATCGTCCCACCCAAATGAGTCGAACGTAACGGGCTCCTCCGCGGGGGCTTCCGCCTCCGCAGGAGCTTCTTCTGCAGGTGGCTCTGCAGCTTCAACGGGTTCAGCAGTTTCAACAGGGGCTGTATCTGTCGCTGGTGCTTCAGCTACTGCCGGGGATTCAGTAGTTTCTTCCATAACTTCTCCTATCCTATACCAATCATTTTAAGTACATTTTTTAATTTTTTAACAGTTTCAGAGTCTCCAGCTTGTTCTGCTTCTTGAGCAATTTTAGACAGCAGGTCTTGAACTTTACCCATAACGCCGGGCTCTGGTTTTCCTGCCATCATTTCAGCGAGTTCTGCTTTTGAGTCGTACAAGGGCTCCTGCACGTTTTGCATCATTTCGCCTAATTCTTCTTTATTATACAAGCTCTTGAAATCTTCATCTTCCTTAGAAACATAAGACACGTTTTCTTCAATAACGTCCCCATCACGAGCTTTATCTAAGATTTCTTTAATCTTTACTTTATCGGTGATAACTGTAGACTTTCCACCCGTAAGGCTTTTAGCAGAATCACCGCCTGTGATTTTCAAGCTGCCGTCATCTTGAGCTTCAAAGAAATAATCTCCACGACCCTTCCACTGCTTAGGAAGTCCTTTGAACATCTGCTGGCTCATAATTTTTTTAGCTACGCGCTTTCGCTCTTTAGGGAAGTTCATAGTTCCCTTGGATTCACCCATTTTGGTATCACCAATTTCATCAATTTCCACATCTGAAGACATCATATCTTCTTTCATCATATTCTCTTTCATAATCAGTACTCCTTGTCGCCTTTCATAGCTTTACGGGCCACTCGAATCAGTTTAGCCATGCGAGGGACAGGGTGCGCTCCTTCCTCATCACCCATAACGGTGACCTTTTTGATTTTAAGGTCCATCACACCGTCGTCTTCTTTTACTTCTTCTTTATCTTCTTTGTGCTCGGAATGTTCTTTATCGGTTTTTACAACGTCGTACCCGTAATGGTCTAGCTTATCTTTGCACTCCTCCAGAGAGTCACAATCTTTCATAAGACATTCAATCATCTCATCTCTAGAATACTCTTTCTTGTCTTCCTTGTCGTAATCAGAATGTTCGTCTTTGCCTTTTTCTTCGTAATCTTCCTTTTTACCTTCACCTTCAAGGCTGTAGCCTTTTTCTTTGAAGCGGCGGATGACCTCCTCTGGAGGAAGATTCTCTTTCATAAGTTCTAGCAAACACTCCTCTGGACTTTTGTGATCGCTTTCATAATGCATAATTAACTCCTAAGATTTTTTTGTAGCTGCAGCGGAAGCAGCCCGTTTTTGCTCAGCCATATCTTTACGGATGTTCTTTCTATAATCATCTTTATCTCGGTATCCCGCCTCTTTGTAATAGGCATCCGCGTTCTCTCTGGCAGTATGCTTAAAATCCTTCCACTGACTGCTAGACGAGCTAACCATCTCACAATCTGGATTCTCCTTCAAGTATTCTTTGAGCTGCGTTTTGGTTGTAAAGGTCTTACCGATTTGTTTAATCCTCAAGGGCCTGTCATCACTAGGTCCTGCTTGTGCAACAGGGCTCACAATGCGTAATACCTCTCTGTCGCAAATCGGACATCTCAATCCATCTTCAAAATGTGCAAGTAGTTGAAAGACCTCCTGTCTTCCATGCTCTGGACAACGGGCATCATATAGTGGCATTAGACTCCCTCTCCTCCGACACCGCCTGATACGCTGCCTTCTTGTAAGTTTTCGGGGGTTCCTCCCCCGCTCATAGGTGTATCTTCTGGAGCACCTTGCCCCATCATCTGAAGAAGTGTATTCGGGTCAAGACCCTGCACGCCCTGTGCGTTTACTCCCGGTGGCAGTCCTTCTGGAGACATACCTGTCATACCTGGCATACCGGGTTGTGGCGGTGGCTGCTCTGCCTTTACGTTTGGCATGAGTAACAAGTCCAAGAGCTGCTGGATGAGCTTGTCTTGATTGACCATAGGGTTGTTCAACAACACAGGTGCAAAACGCTCCAACTGCTTGAGCAACACAACTCGGTTTGCTTCCGGGGCAGAGAACGGTACAGCTTCATAATCGTAATCCAAAGCACGCTCGTTTTCGTTCATTACCAAAAGCTCTTTGGTCAACTGCTCTACGTTGGGACTGTCCAAAAGACGAGCTGGGATAACCTCATCAGGACGCATAAACTCTTTGTACAACGCGATAACAGCTTCACCCATCCAAGCGATAACATCATATACCGCCTTCTGCCTTCGGGCGTTTCTAGTTCGCGTAGCCGTATCAGCCAGAGCCAGCTCTGTCGCAACATCTGACTGACCCACCATGCCACGGCTATAAGCAGGGATGCCCAAAACAAACTCAATGGTCTCAATACAACGCGCTCGCATTTGAGAAAAGTTAGGGGAGAACTGCGGAATAGGAGTGCTGCCAATTACGTCACCGATGCCTACCCTCGCCTTAGTGTCGATGACCCCGATTTCCCCAGGACCGCCGATGTCCTCTAACAAGTCCATCAAAACGGCGGGGTCATCGACAAGGCCCCCGTTAATAAGCATAACGGGGATTGATGTCTTAGAGTGCCACATCTCTAAGGTATCAATCTCGTTGAGGCGTTCTTGAGCAGTCTGAATCAACTGGACATCACTCATACCACCGATGTCTTTCAGATTGTCATTGAACGTCAGAATCTGATATGGGTTCCGTAGGTTTGTGTACGGAAGGTTGTCTTCGAGCAAAGGCTCATCTACATCGTCCATAAAATGAAAGAACTTGTCCGATACAAAATCGTAGACTTCGTAAATTGTAATCCACTGGTACACATTTTGAGACGCATACATATCCGAAGGACTGTCTTTGAGTGGGTCTTTCAACCACTGGGGGAACGCGCCGAAGGTTGCTCTGTCTGCGACCTCTTTATTGTAAATGCCTTTCTTCCTACCTTTTCCGTTTGCTCTTTTTTCAAATTCACCACGGGTAAGTACGGTAACTTCGATGATGTATCGAATGTCTTCGTATTCCTCTACGGAGTTGTCGAAGAATATGTTCTTAGGGTCTATGACTCGGAAGATTGGCGTTCGTCGTTTTGGGTTCCAGACTGTCTTCATAAAAGCACGAGGCCAAACGCTTGCTCGTGTGGTTAGTTTCCAAAGTTTTTCGTGTACTTTGTTTCGTCTAAGGCAGTCATTGATGAGCATTTCTCGCAGCTTGGCTGCTTCTCGTAGGTCTTCTTTTCTAGGTTGTACTGTGACTTGTGGATTTGGTGGCACGATGTTGGCGACCATAGTGTCGCAATAGGAGTAGACAAAGTTCTGCTCCATTGTAATCTCATCGGAGTTGTAGTTGGGTACACCCAAACTACCATCCAGCTCGTAGTCTTCATCATTTGTTCGGAAGAACTCACTCCGATACCAACGTGCCCACTTAGCCCACCTTTTTCTTTCTCCATCCAGCTTTGTTTTTTGCTGCTTGATGATAGCGGGAAACTTCTTTGCGGGATTGTACTTTGTATCGGCCACGGTGACTCCTTAACGTCGCTTGTTTCGTTTTTTATTTCGAATCATGCGAGTGGACTTGTATTTCGATTTTCGAGATTTGGTTTTAGTCGCTTTTTCTACGTCTTTCAAATACTGCTGGCGTGCATTATACGCCATGTTGTTAAAAGGAATCACGTTATCGAAAGAAACTTCCTCATTCTCACCGGGTTTTTTTCTTTGGGGTAAGTCTCGTGCTGCGTATGCCGCCCAAATCAGTGCGCTAACTTTATCGTAGTGATGTTTTTCTCTACGATGTCGACCTACCTTCCCGCGGAGCATTAGAGCTTTGTCCGAATCCTGCACCTTCTTGTCGTTTTTGTAGGTCATCAGTTGCTGTACGAGGTCTTCATCGTACAGTTTTAGGTTGTCCATCAGTGCATCGAGGAGATTTGCCAGACCTTCGTCGATAGATTTCGAGGTTGCTGGGATACCCGGCTTCATTTTGTCGTGGTAATACAGGTTTTCCCACTCTTTGGTCTGCAAAATAGCGAGCACTGCAGCTCCTACACCGTTGGATTCTACCAAAATGTAGGCGTTATTGTACCTTTTGGCAGTGAGTACGAGTCGTTCTGCTACAGAAACCGGGTCTGCTTCGTTGTCGGAGAAGCACGCGACCTGTGTCCACTCGTTTTTCCAGACCTTTAGCACTTGAAAAGAGGCGTGGTCACCCGCTCCAAAGCCCGCAGGGTCAACGCCGATGGCGTAAATGGCACCTGCTTCGGGTGCTTCGTACTCTTGGAAAGGTCCATTCCAAGGTATGAGTAGCGGTGACTTAATATGTTTTTCTAAAATGCTTTTGTGGATGACTCCACCTGCTGTTGCCATCCAGCAGGACACCGAATCGAAAGGATAAAAGGTGCGAAATAGGTCGGGGTTCCTTCGGATTTCTGCGTCTGCCTCTATCATTTCTCTACGAAATGCTAGGTTTTCCCAAGTCAGGCCCTTTTTGTGGTACTGCTCGTACAGCTCTAGTTCTTCTTTGTGGGGTGTTGCGTTTTTTGGCCAGGGTCTGCGGGCCAGTTTGTTATCCCAGAAGGGGAAAAATGCTGCCACCCATCTGCCTTTGCCTCGTTTTGCGGAGTTAAACAAGTCTTGCCAGTACCGAGCACCCGGTGCGCCAGAGGGGACGGGTGTACATTCCACTACGGCGGTAGCATGTTGTCGGTTGATAATAGATGGCAGCATTAAATTCATAATGGTTCCGGGGCTGGAAAAGAATCCAATCTCGGAAATGTGTACCGAATCCGGCGACTGTCCGATCCCCACTGCACCACTTTCAGCAGACAATGTACGCATCCTGCCGCCGTATTTCGAGTCGAACGTGAGCTGACGACTCTCCCGGTTTGGTACAGTGGGAGACCGGAACTTCTCATCCCAACGCTTATGGTTGAAATGCACCCGCTGATGTAAGTAATCTGCTCGATGCTTCGTATCCGCAATACATACGTGGTCGTGACCAGGCGTGTACGCAGTTAAGGCGTAGGCCCCAAGTTCTGCACATAATGATTTTCCTCCCTGTCGGTATCCAAGGAGACATAACCACCGATTGTGCCCAAGCTCATTTTTTGGTGGGTTACCAAGGTAGGAGAGTAACGTAGTTTGGAGGTCGGTTGTGATTCTGGAGGGGTCGTATAAAATTTCTTTACCTGTCGCTTGGTCAAGCACATGACCAAAGGCGGGCAAACTAACAATAGGATTCCGCAACGTAGAAAAAGACTCGACCTGGGGCTCGACTTTTGGCATCTACTCTCCCAAAGCTGTGGCTGGGATTGGCTCTCGCGCTTTAGGTGCTTCAAAACTTTCATCGACCACATACTTCGCTTCCAAACTCTTGGCGTTATCTGCAGCCTCTTGTAACCGTCCGAGGACTGTAGTGAAAGCCGCTTCTCGATTTGTCTTACCATTTTTACCCGCAGAAACTATAGCCGTATACATCAACTCCGCATACGGCTGAGCCGCATCCGCTACCGTAGGTGGAATGTTACCACGCACTATCTCCGCAATAAGCCCAGAACACATATACGCAAAATCATTCAAGTCCTCGACCGGCGAATCCTTAATCGTGTTTGCGATTTCATTTCGAGTGTCTTCTGGAATCCTCTCCAGAAATAATGCGTACTCACTTGCAGACCTTCTTTTTGCCACGGATACCTCACAGGGCCAGAATAACAGAAATTAAAAACTTTTGTACCTACTCAACTTGCGAACCGGAGGGTTCCGATGGTGAGACAAAGATAACAATAATGTATCTATCGGTTTCTTAACGCGCTTTTTAGGCAAACTACTCAAAGCCTCTGGTGTGTGCAGGTAGTTCGGTAAAAGCATCTTAGCAGTATTACAAGTTGTGAACTGGGGCCGTTCGTTTAAATCATTCCATATCTGCAGCCTCTTAGCAAACTTACAACGACTGTTCTTTTTTTGAGTAAATGGAATAGTCCTCATGTCCACACGGTACGCCCAAATCCAATATGGGACCGAGTTTGCAAAACTACCCACACAATCCAACACGGATTTATGGATGTCTGCTTCACTCTTACCAGACCAGTTGCAAATCAATCTTGTGGGCACCCCGTGGCAGTGAGCCGTCAGATACTCCAAACCCTCGGTCGGTATGGTTTTTCTAATTCTTTGTATCTGATACACTGTAAGGTCGGACAAAAGGTCCGAAGAATAGCTAGGGAAAAAGTGAGCTGCAAAATACCGTGGTGTGACTAACAAAAGTTTTTTAAGCTCTGGTATCATGTACTCCCGCGGGGCATACATCGACTCCGGTTGCCAAAGCCACTGGGCATAATGCTGGTTATCCAAAATCCAAGGCTTGAACTCTTTGTACTTTTCGATTTCTTTCAACGTCCGAGGTTTGTTCGGACCAAAGAAGTAAGGAACTTTCCAAGTAGCCGGAGTTAAATAGGGAGATCTACGCTTACTCCGTCGATGCTTGTTTAAGAAGTTCAAAAACGGAAACAAGTATTCTTCTTTTGAGTGCAAAATAACTCCGTGGCAAAAGACATTTCGCGAAAATTCATGGGATTGTTCTGGTTAAGCATATTTTACGTTCAAAAATTGGCTGTGTCAAACCGCCGTTAACCGTAAACGCTGTACATCCACGTAGTTTTTTAAAAAACAAGAAAATGTGGCAGCGATAATCCAGTTCCATCCAGCACATTAAAGAAAAAACCACGATCTATGTGTTTTTCCAAGTTCATATATATTTTTTAAAAAATTTGTACTAACTTGAGAAAATCGTGGTATCGTGGTTATTTGTTTAATCTGACGGTCCTTCGGTGATTATGGGACGGTGTTGACTTGTCAATACATGCGAAAACTCCACGATCTCCTTGTTTTTTAGATTTCAAAAAAAAAAAACTTTACAATTCCTTGATATAAAAAAACTCGGTTAAGCAAATTTAGGCTTAACCGGAATCTGGTTAAGAGAAAAAATGGACTTTTTACTAAACCAATTTTTATATTTTTGGGTCCCTACTTAATAAAAAATAGCCCCCCCATTAAGGGTAAATTTTTCTTAACCGGAGTCTTATTACCGCGGATTTACTACCCGGAGGGACGACTTGGAAATTTGATTGATTTGTACTTGGAGCCTCTGGAAATATACAACATGGCACACTAAACCGGGGCTGGTGGGGCCTCTAACCTCAACGCGCACTACCCCCTGTGGATTTTCACCCACCTTTGGCACGCGGTTCTCCGCTTTGTTCCTGCATTTTCGTCGTGTTGCACCTCCTGTTAAAATTAACTGATACCTCATTATAGTTTTCTCGGTTTGAAAGTCAAGTATTATTTCGCGAAAGGTTACAATTAATCGAAAGGCCAGGATTAACCGTAACAATTACCCGGTAACCGAAACCGTTAACCGTTACCCGGTAGCCGATACCCCAGGTTAAACGCTAACAATTACCCGTTAACGCCTTAACCTTTGACAATTTGTCACATTTTGATGTCTTTTCCTGACAACCTGTCATATCTCAAACACCAAATTTTTGACCGCTAGACGTCTCTGCATATGGCTAGACGTACCCCATTTAGAATTGACCCAGTTTTTCCCCTTTAAGGATGTAACGCGCATGCGCGTGTCATGCGGTTTTGGTTTCTCTCAAAAATAAATCGAATTTTTTTTTATTTTAATTGTTTCGGTTAAACCTTGGTTTTCGTCAATCTAAATATTTATTCGTGAAATAATACTTGCCCTATGAATCCTCAATACCTACATTGAAATTGTCCGACGGTGAGACACTCACCAACGACAACGGGAATGACAGCATAACTCATAAGGAATTGTCGCCCGAATGTCTATTTCGTCAACGCTGCCAGTAAGTTGATTCGATAGGTCATCCCACATCATCGCCATGCACTACGTGGAACCCGTAGGGCTAGATAGAGGCAACCCTGGTATTCATACCAGTGGGGGTGGGTAACGCTTTCAAACCATTAACACGAGCCCGATAGCAAGGGCTCGTGGTTTGAAATAGCGAGCTAACTTCGATTAGCTCCTTATTTGAAACTTTGGAGAGTGAAAAGTGCCTAAAGCAATACGACTGACTGAAGCCATTACTAGGATGCTGATGAATCAAACAGCGGGTACATCCATCGGCAAGGTGGAAGTGTTCAAGTGTAATCAGACGACGTACAAGAACCACTTGTATAAAGTGACCATCGCAAGCGATGGGTGCGCATTGTCTGTCCAAGTGATGGAAAACCGTGGAGGTACTACCGAGTCGATAAGCTATTACAGAACACCATCCGGCGCGGTGGAGTACCTTCACAACATGCTGCGAGGTAGCATGTGGACTTTCGAGGAGTAAGTAATGGAACAAAACGACTCACAATGGCCCGAAGATTTTCGCGACGTGTACGAAGTAGAGGCATGTACCGATTGCATCATGTGGATTGCCAATGGTGAATTACCACATGACAACCTTAACAACTTTGACCCTGACCGTATCGAAGCGAATTGGTCCGGGTGGGTGCTCGCCCTGGGCGGGGAATCGCTAGGCTTCAGTCATCATGGCTGCGAGTGTTGCGGCTCACATCTGGGTGGAGACCGCTACAAATTGAACGCATGGAAGGAGGAATAATGGAAGTAGAAGTCAATGAACTATGGGGCGAACGTCGAACCTATATCCTCAAGTCTGTTGAAGACTGTAAAGGTGACAATGCTCTTGAGTACCTCTACGAACTAGTCGTAGAAACGAACGATGTAATCACTATGGGCCAATTCGTGGCACTGCCTGTGAGCAAGTACAAATATTGGGGGAAGTAATGAGTAAGCCTTATAAAGTTGTGCAAGTGTTAGCCGTTAACACTCCCGGCCCCTGGGTCGAGAACGCTTGTGAGATACAAGCCCCTGACGGTACGTCTATCTGTGAGATGCTATCCCGTCCAGAGGACAGCGGCGTTAACTATCCCTTCTCTCCGGTCGCTGATGCTAACAGTCGTTTAATCTGTGCCGCCCCTGATATGTTGGCTCTGTGTAAGCGATTAGTTGAAACAGTCACTGTAGCCCGTGATTGTGATTGGAAAGTATTAGAGCACGAGTATGTTTATCTCCTTACCAGCTTAGAACAAGAAGCCACCCACATCCTAAAAAACGTTTACGCCGGGGTGAGTGATGACTAACGCAGAAACCTTTGTAGCCTTGTTGAAGGCTAACTACAACACTCAATACTGTAGACTAACATTCGACAAGGAGAAGCAACGCGGGACCATTAGCCTATCCGCGTTCGATGTCGAATTCTACGAGAGCGCGAATGATCCGGCTGTATGCGTACGCCTGACATCCACACGACGGCTCAAAAGTAGCGCCGAACACGTGTTCGAGGTCTTAGAACAACTCACCCAACTGTTTAACAGTACAGACTAGGTTCAACCTGCATAGCAGGTCAACGCCAAACGACTCGAACTGGCTGATTGAATAAAATAAAAAACCTCTTGACTGATTAATCGCGAACGCCTAAAACGGTAGACGTGAACGCACAAAAAACTAAACCGAAAAAGGATAGACACCATGTACTCAAAGCCAGTTATGAAACAAGTTACCGAAGCATTCAACCGCCTCAACGCTACACAAATCGCGCGTCGGAAGGACTATATGATCTCTCACTTCCTATTGTCGCGATTCTACGTTGGGAAGTATACCGTGGCCGAAAAGCGCTGTCTGGTCCTTCGTGCTTACGTCAGAGCGTATGACCGTCAACTCGACGGTAAAGAAGTATACCTTTACCCTGACACCCCACTATTCACGATCCTAGCGTCTCTATTGGGTAAGGATGACGCCCAAAGGCACTTCAATCGGTTTGCTTCGCAGACACAAAGAAGGGTAGTCAATGAGGCTATGAGCGTCGCCCGACTCGCTATCATGGCCATGGATGCAGAAGACGAACAACGTTAGGCATAGACAAAACAAAAACAAAAACTAAACCGAAAAACAAAAACAAACGAGACTACAATGCCACGTATCACGCCAGCTATATCTGATGTGCTCAAGTCCATCGGCTACGATGTCGAAACCTCGACTTGCCTACATCGCAACAAAACCATGGACCTTGGCGAGTGGCTACGCACCACGAGTGGGGGCAAGAGTGGCAAGAGTAGGTACGCTACCCTTGCAAGCCAGAGTTTTAAAACTGACAAAGGATTGAGCGAGAAAGTAAAGACGTTTATTCTCTACATGAGTCCAGCTAAGGAGGCTGGTGTCAATACCTGTCCTATGGCGGGTAACTGCGCAAGCGTTTGCATCAACACATCGGGACAAATGGTGATGCGTCCAGCTATCAAGGCTAGGATAAAGCGTACACTTCGATACTATCTATATCGTGAACAGTTCATGCACGATTTGAAGTGCGAGCTAAACATCCACAAGTACACTTGCGAGCTGGACGGCTACACTCCAGCGGTGCGCTTGAATGGTACATCCGACATCCTATGGGAACGAACGGGAATCATTGACCAGTTCCCAGAGCTACAATTCTACGACTACACCAAGTTCACTAAGCGACAACGACCAAACGTGCCGAGCAACTATCACTTGACTTACTCTCTATCTGAACAAGCGGGTAGCTGGGACAATGCTAGGGAATGGTTGGACAATGGCGGGAACGTGGCGGTCGTAGTCCGTAGCAAACTACAAGCCCGATGGGCAGTGGCTATGGGATTCCGAGGCTATCCAGCTATTGACGGAGACAAAAACGACCTGCGATATGACGACCCGAAAGGGACAGCGGTCATCCTATTCGCCAAGGGCAAGGCGAAAAAAGATACATCGGGATTTGTACAGGACATCGAAACACAGACCGCTGCATTGGCAGCATAGGGGGAATGATGGGAATTTTAGCGACAAAGACAGAACGATTCGACCGTTACGAAAGGATGCCAGTGTACACTGTCAACCTATGGTGTCCAGAAACTAAACAAGGATATCCAATTCAAATACCATCTTGGCTTTATGACAACGCAGAGCAGATAGCTAACGAGGTACATCAACTAGCCTGTAAGTATCAACATTGGGAATACTCAAAGCTAGTGGGCTTCCTACTTAAACATCCAGATTTGGGGGAATGATGAACATGGACAACAGGCTGCGCGTCTTGGTGGCGTGTGAATATAGCGGCAAGGTTCGAGAAGCCTTCCGCAGGCTAGGCCATGACGCATGGAGTTGTGACCTGCTACCCGCAGACGACGGTAGCCCCTACCATATCCAGGGCGACGTGCTCCCCGTCCTAGGGCAAGACTGGGATATGATGGTGGGCTTTCCACCTTGCACACACCTTGCGAGCAGTGGAGCCCGATGGTTTGCTGCCAAGCGTGCAGACGGCAGACAGCAACAGGGTATTGACTTCTTCATGGCTCTAGCCAATGCAGACATCCCGATGATTGCACTAGAGAATCCAGTGGGCATCATGTCCACGCAGTACCGCAAGCCAGACCAGATAATCCAGCCTTGGCAGTTTGGACACGAAGCCACAAAGACAACGTGCCTATGGCTGAAGGGATTGCCGAAGCTGACCCCGACAAACATCGTAGGCAAGGGAGAGAGACACGTAACCAAGGGCGGCAAGAGCCTCCCAAAGTGGTACAATCTGCCGCCGAGCAAAGACCGGTGGAAGATAAGGAGCGAAACCTTTCAAGGCATCGCAGATGCTATGGCTCAACAGTGGGGAAAATGATAGGCCCAAA